GCGAAAGAAGAGAGTTACATCAATATAAAAGATACTCTACAAATCCTCCAACTCCGTAGGGAAGTATAACTTTACCAAGTCCATCAAACTCTTAGGCATATTCTCATCAATAAAGTGATGCATGATCTTGGTATCCCACACATTCTTTACATAGATTCCGTAGTTAATCAAGAATTTTAGATCGAACTTAGCATTGTGAAATACCTTCTTGCTCTTAGGGTTCTCTAGTATCTTTCGAAGGCTAGCCCACAATGCCCCCTGGTGATCGTTAACAAAGGGAGAGTCCTTATGATCACAGGGAATTACCCATGTTCTTTCCCGACATGAGATAGCAATCGTCATGATACTATCCTCCAGAAAATTAAGACCTGTAGTTTCAATGTCACAAGCTAGAGTCTCTGTTGAGTCCTTCAACTCATCAGCCAGCGTCTTAACCTGTTCAATATCTAACAGAACTTCATAATTAAAGTTACCCCTGCTCTTCTTCTTGAGAATATACTTCTCGTAAGCATTGGTAATGTCCCGTTTGAAGAGGGTATTAAATCTAGGCTCTCGAATTACTGAGTAAGGATGATAGATAGGAACAACCTTCGCTGTATATCCTGCCTTAGTAGTAAATTCAAACGATTTGCCTCTCTTGTCTAAGATACCACTCTTCTTAATTAGCATCTTCATCGCTAGATTCCCACAAGGGAAGATCAAAGTAGGCTTAACCTTATCAACCGTAGCTTCCAAGTGTGCCCTACATAGCTTCATATTATCGGGAGACATATCTCCTTCTTTAACTGATGGGCACTTGACAGAAGCGGCACAAACAAAAGGTTCATGGTACGCATCTTTAATGAGATTCAATTCTTTATCCGAGAAAGGCCTCACCTTCCCGAATCTGTAGCGTAGAGAATCAGATAAGAACAGCGTGGGGCTTTCCTGTAATTCCTCATAATCCATGTGCGAATGACATGGTTTACTTTTACTGAGGATTGTGCAACCCTCACATAAGGGGTTGTCCGAACTTACTTTATGACCCGAATACAAAGTTTCTAAATCAAACATACTATTATATGTTGTGAAAAATTATTATATTAATAACGAAGAATTTGAAAAGCTCATCTTGTTATACCAGCAGGATCCAAAAGCTCACGAAGAAGAGCTTGTTTCTTTATTTGATCTGCTGATAACAAATATTATTGAATCATTTAAATTTAAGGTAGATCCTGATGATGCTAAACAAGATTGCTTCGCATTAGTATTAAAGACAATCAAAAACTTTAAACCTAGAAAAGGTACTGCGTTCAATTATTTTACTACGATAATAGTAAATAATTTAAAGCTTATATACACTAAGGAAAAAAAATATAAAAATAAGATTGATTCGTATATAGAAACGCAGAAAGATAAATTTAACTAAGTTTTAAAGTTTTCAAAATATGAGGCAGATAGTCCTGGGACAGCGTTTTGTCCAACCTCAATTGAATAAGATGAGGTATTTTTGTTGTCTTAAAGATAACAAAGCTGTGTGGCATCCGAAAACTATCAACGATATATAGTGTCTCACCTTTTTTACTGTCCTTATATTTTTCCTCTAGTTTACTTACAAGGCTGGTACAGTACTCATCCCAAAGGGATGTAAACAGGACACTTACGGGGTAAGAATCTCTCTTAAACCTTTTGATTACTTTGTTTAGGTCGTTTTCTTTCGTAAGAAAATCTAATTTAAACATTTTTAATCTTTTTCTGTATATTTTCTAATGGCATCATCATGTAGAACATTATCTTTTATTTTACCTTCCCCTGATAAATCATGTTCTAAAACTCTTGTGTCAGCTAGTTGGACCTTACCATCCGCATCCTCTAGGACCGTAATGCCTGAGGAAGCTAAACCCTCCTTGTTTTCTAAGGCATATTTTTTAACTAGCTCTGCTAGTTCTTTATTCATGGCTTCAATACCCGTTAGAAATACGGTCTTCATAAAATCTGAGTCTGCTACATCCTCAGGTCTCACCAGGTCGGCAAAATTCTTATAAGCTAGTGCTTCATCTTTACTTAAATTAACTTGTATACGCATACGATTGTTCCTTCTTTCTCTAACTTTAATTTTCCAACTACCAATGTCTAGTTTTATATTTGTAAGAGGACTCTCCATTTTACTATTATAGAGCGAGGTCAAATTTATGGAAGACAATTACGATATTTCTAATCTAAAAGAAAAAAAGAAGATCAACAGTAGGACCAAGGGCAGCACCTTTGAGCGCCAGATATGTAAAATGTTTAATAAGAGGTTCAACACCTCTGAATTTTGTCGGAGTCCAGGATCAGGAGCTTTTGCTACAACCCATTCATTACCTGAACACTTAAAAATTTATGGAGATATAATTACTCCAGAAAAATTTAAATATTGTATTGAATGTAAAAAAGGATACAATAACCAAAACTTATATAGTTTATATAATTATAGTAGCGACATCTGGGGATTTATAAACCAATGTGAAAAAGATTCGAGAAAATGTTACAAGATTCCTATGGTTATATTTAAACAAGATAGACAGCCTACACTAGCCATTATACCAGACCATGTACAGTTTGGAGATCAATATAAATCTATTCAAATATCTAAAAAGAAGGATGGATTTATTATTAAATATAATATCTATCTATTTGAATCTATACTTGAGAGTTATGACTCGCTGTGGATGGAGTAAGGAGCTTCTCTAACAAAGCCTGTTGTCCTCTTAAGAATTCATAGACTACACTAGAATTTTCTTCTCCTGCTTTCATGTGTGCAGTCATCTTCTTAAGATCACGATTGCTAACATAACCTATAAAACTAGGAGAATCTGTCTGTCTCTCTAAAGCCATCCTAAAAGTAATCTTTTCTCCATTTATAGGAAATTTAATATAAGTGACTGCGCCACTCACTTCAACTGTTAAGTTACCGTCTTGATGAGCCTGCCCTAGTTTTTCTGCTAATAGAGTTTGATCATAGCTAAATGACTCACCACTAGGTTTCATTACCATTTGAGACATTATCCCCTCATCCATGATTATCTGCGTAGCAGTGTTAACTAAAAATGCGCGGCACCCTGGTTCATCTTTATCTGCCTTTATTTTCTCTAACATATGAGCACGCACACAAGTCTCCTCCAAGGTAACTCGACTATCCCGATCACTAAGGTCTACCAGTTCTTCGTCCCCATTTACTTTAAATTTTAAAAGTACATTTTTAAATATTTCAGGAATCTTATTCAAAGCCCAGGTGTCTAGGAATTCTTCTCGTACTGTCTGGGCTACTCGTTCACCGCTAATAGTGTTAACCTTCTCATTAGCATCCCAGACCTGGGTATCTTCACTAATAGCAGCGAGTTTATCTATATCTTTTTGAATCTTGTCGGTCCACTTCTTCATAGCAGAACGATCAGCCTTACTTAAACCACTTCGTTCATCTAATACTCCATAGTAGCGTTTAGATCCTGAGTCTGCGATTGGATTACCTTCATCATCCACAATTGGTTTACCTTCATCATCCAAAGTATCATTAGGTTTATCTTTAGTAAACATCTCTCTTGCAGAAGAAATTAAAGCTTGGAATACAGATAATTGACCTTGTTTAGTACTACTACTCTTCGAAAATTTTTGGCCTGTACGAACTAGAAAAATAGGAGCTTTATCATCTGTTATCCCCATAGCATCTAATTTCTTCTCAGCCTTGTCTCTATTCTTCCCCGTTAGGTTACTTAGAATTTTTGCCCTAGTAGTTTCTTCTACCCTGGCATCCGACCCGTCCTCCTTCTCCTCGCGTTTCTTAAGATTTAAAGCATCAGCAGCTTGGATCGCCCTCTTTTTTGCATCTTCAGGATCCCCCGTAAACCCAAATGCACTATCCACTTTCAGTCCTACTTTTTGTGATGTACCTAATGGAATAATTCCATCACTACGAATATTTTCTAGCATCTTCATATTTTTAGATAATAAATTTTTCATATATGTTATTAATTCTTTTTTATCGCTAAATATGTTTAATTGCTCCTCAATTTTCTCCATGACTGCTAGAGATTCAACCTCCACAGACCTACCATCTAACTCTTTAAGAATATTTTTAGCTACTTCTCCTAAATTCTCTTCTTCTCCTACTTCAATAGGGTATTCAGAAGCTAATTGAGATAGCTCACTAAGATATTGGTTGGCCTCTTTTAGAAAAGCTTCTAAAGCCTCCCTAAATGCATCCTTATTGTTACTAACTAAAGCCGCAGCTATATCCACTGCTGCTCCAAGAGTAATCTCATTAAAACGCCCTTGAGCGTTAGCAGCCACCCCAGAATTCCCACCAGCGTACTCACTTTTTTCTACCTCACAGCCCTTAGCCTTAATACCCGCGAGCATAGCTTTTTGAAGTTGGGTTGTTGTTATTGCGATCCCCTTTGTTTTTGCTGTGCCTTGCTGGAATAAAATTACTCTCCCACCTTTTCCTAATCCAATTCTGTCATTAATATAATCACAATTTGGACTTTCATATTCTAACGCCTCTAAAACTTCAGCATGAGCTTGTAGGGCTCCTTCTATTAATTTTGGATCAGCCTCAGTGGCAGGAACTTGTTCAAGCCCCGCAGGACGCTGGCCCCATCCGAGGACGCTGCCCTCCTCCTCCTCATACGTCATCCTCAAGATAATAGCTTTGGATAGTTGAGATTCTAACCCTCTATACTCACTGCCCCCAATCATTCCTCTTTGGGGGCTATCTTCATTCCCATGCGCCCCTTTTTTAGCACAAAGTTTTTTAAAAGCTTCACTTAAATTCTTTTTACAAATAACTCCTAAAGCTTCGAATGATTTTCTTAAGAGAGTAGTTAATTTTGGAGCGTTTATAAACCCTAAAGTCTTAAATAAAAAACCTAATTCTCCCTTCGCGGCCTCACCAGCATCTACAGCCGCAGCAGAGTCGGTCTCTTCGGTTCCATCTTCTCCTATGAATTTTTTTAAAAAATTCATATAATTTTTTGGACTAGCTTTTAGCTGAGGAGACAACTCTAAACTTTGACCATCTCCTATGGCTACCTCTCCAAATTCTTTTCCTGAACTAGCTTTAACAACATTCTGCTGTATCTCTGATGCCTGTTGACCCACTCTCTCCCCTGTTTCAGCGTCATGTCGCGGCAGTGCTGCGGCAGCAAGCCAAACTTTCATTGTTGTCCCTGGTTTCGTTTCTCCAGCCCAAGGAGTTTCGAACGTAGCTTGTTGAAATTGTGCATAATTTGTTTTAAGCCAATCCAAAGCGACCGTCTCTCCTTGCATTGCATCTTGCACATTTTGCTGCTCTGATTCTTGATTCTCTGCTTCACTAATATATCTAAGCTTAAAAGATCTCTTTTTAAGCTTTTTATAACTCGCTAATAATTCTGTAAAATAATCCATATATTATAATAGAAAATGTAGAGAAGGCTCAGTCTAAAATTATATAGACTGAGCCTATTCAAGGTTACGCTATCGTGTTCAAGTTAAACTGTATAATTTCTTTGTTGCATAAAATCATACTTAAAAGTAACATCTATTGTGTGGAAATCATTAGTAGAATAATTAAATTCTCCAGCGGACCATTTGGTAGGCCAAACTCCAAACAAATCTACAGAAGCATGTGGAGTCATTTGATTATCTAATTGAATTACTTCAACTAAATTCATTTTAAAAGAAGCTCCAGGCTCACTAGCGTTTACATGCCTTGTCATTTCCCCAGTAAGAGGATCGTAGATATCGCTAAAGTATTGCCAAAGCTCTGTACCTGTCCGTCTTAAATAAGTATTATCAAAAGTTACCACCATATCCCCAGGAGTAGGTCTACCAGGATAGAAAACTTTATCATTTACTCTGTTAACAGGGATAGCTTCTAACGCCATCTCCAACCCTGTTACCTTTTTAGCAGCTAACGTAAATGATTTAGGTGAGTCATTGTTTACACCTGGAGAAACTTGAAAATGAACCTCAAACTGGTAAGCTCTTACTGAATCAAGTTCTGTTGAGATCCAGGGTAATCCAGCACCATGATCGAAAGTACGATCAAACTCGCTCTTATAATATGAATTGGGTGTACCGTGTGACATAATTTAAACTCCTATAAATTTCCTAACTGTGCAGATTGATTCGTTACATTAATTTCGAAAATAAGAATCTCTGCGGATTTTGTGGGCTTCACAAGAACTTTACACCAAAGCTCGTTTCGATCTACCCTCACTGGTGTATTTACTGTCTCATCGCAAACAACACGGAATTCTGTTATCCCACGCCTCTTACGGATATCATCCAAGAAAGGATTAAGAAGAGCTTCAATTTGTGACCAAGTAAAGGAATCATTAGGTTCAAATACAAATCTCCTTGTGGAAGCCATAATTATCTTTCTAATATAGATCATCAATCTACGAACATTGATTCTATCAAGAGCCGTAGGCGATCTTTGAGCAGTCCTTTGCCCGAAGATAGTAATTCCTTGTTGTGGGAAAGCAACGATTGGATTAACAACATTACCACCACTGTACAGTGCATCTCTATCCCCTTGGCTTAGTTTTAATTCTGTATCTGTAGGCTTGGTTAGTCTACCTCGCTGGAATCCTGCGGGAGCAATCCAACTATCAGCCACAGCATCAGTATATGCCATTTGTCTAGCAGCAAAAATAGTAGGATCAAACCATCTATCTTTCCCGTCAAAGACACTGAATACTTTTAAGTGTGGGAAGTAAACAGCAGCATATGAACTATTTAGTGCAGCAGTTCTTGAACCAGCCGTACTAGAAGATCTTCCATTAGTCCAATCAATAGCATCCTGTGCTGTTCCAATTCCATATGGAGGTGCTACCAGAGCGATAAAGTCTTGAGTAGTTTCCGCTAAGGTGATAAGATTATTTTGAACGGCTTGAGTATAAATCCCAGGAACTAATGCAATTCCTACATTGATAGTCTCATCATCCAAAGCTTGCATCCCAGTCTTAGGATCTACAGAAGCGTTTCCAATAAGAGCAGCAGTATTTTCTGCACCATTACTGCCTCCTGTCATTGCTTGCCCTGTATCATTAACGAGCTTAATCCATCTACCTCCCCCGCCTTCGCCATCCAGGTTCCCCTGCACATAATTTGAAACAGCAGTGCCTGCTCCATTAGGATTTTTAACAGGATCTAACCATTGACTTTGCACATCAAATGCCGCAGTATCATTCCCAAATATTAGGTTAGATATAGTATCTCCATAGTTTGCATTAGCCGTAACTGCAACGTCTGTATTTTCGTAAGTAATATTACCTTTAATTATATCAGAGGTAAGGTTGGTCTCACCAGTATTAATAATATCCTCAAGGAAACTTCCTGATGCTTGAAGACTTACTTGGAATTGTTCTTCAGTCACACCATCTTGATTAATTTTAACTAAGAAAAGATCACTACCGAAATCTTCTATTCCTACCCCATTTCCACTAGTAGTTCCATCTGTCCTAAGTCCTTGATTATAACCTGCCCCTTCGTAAAGAGATATTACACTGTAATTACAAGAACTCGTTCCTGTATTAAGGAAGGTGGATCCATATGCCCTAACCGCTGAAGCACCAGTATCTGTAGCTCCATCCTGACCTCCCGATGAAGCTCCATAATCAGTAACCACAGGAGCACTTACAGGAATTAAAGCTGAAAGTCCATCTGTACTTCCATCATCCGTAAAGGAAGCATTATTATAAGCAGATACTCCTATGGAAGCTCCCGACCCAGCATAAGCCCCCACTAAAGCACCCGATAAACCTAATGTGGTATAACCCGTTCCATTATCAAAACACCCGACCTTATCTGCCTGTAGGGATCCTCCTACAACTGCTGCAATAGCCTGAGCCTGTCCTGAAGTGGCTGTACCTGTTGGAATAGAGAATTCTCTTGGAGTATTATATTGTGCCACCCCATTATTATCAAATACTTGAATCTTTAGATAAAGCGCCACATCAATTCCAAAGCCTGATGTAGCAGTTGATGTCCTAGAGTTAGGACCTCCAGAAACTAGAACCGCAGGGCATGAACCAAACGACATTAATGCTGATGCGTCTGTAGCTCCTGTACCCACTGCTCGGATAAAGTATAAATTACTTGTCTGCTCTAGAATCTCTAAGGATCCTTCTAAAGCCTGCCCAGGAAGACCCTCACTAGGCTCACCAAAATTCCTAATTAAACTATTCTGGCTTGTAATTAAAGTTGCTTTATTTGTAGGACCTTTTCCAGCAAAACCTACAACCCCTACAATAGAAGTATTAATAGAAGGGGTGTATTCAGAAATATCCTTCTCAACAGTATAGACACCTGGGCTTACGTAATTAACCATTTGTTATCTCCTAAGAGTTTGAAATATTAAAAATTCGTCTACGATGAAGCGTTTTAATTTGCTCACTAATATAATGATCAGGGACAACAAGAGACTCCCCTGGCTTCATCCAAACTTCTTTACATCCTTTTTCTGTACTAAAAAATACAGTGAAGGTCTGTAGGCTATCATTTTTAACGGTTTTCATAATTTTGTCTCCTATTCTTATTTACTATAGTAAATTACTTTTTTTGATAACTTTTTTTAGGTAACTGTAAATGACATAGAAGGGAACCAATTTGCTTCATTAGGTTCACCTACCTCCTGGTGTATATCTGGGTACACCCCATAATAAGAGGGGAAAGTAGTAGCTAAATTATTCCAGTATATATCTGTGTTTAAGGTAAACACACCTTGATGGCTCTCTCCCGCTGCTAAACCATCCACAACTTCGCCATTTAACAGAGTAGCCCCCAGCAATGCTGCCGCTTCGGTCTCCAGGTTGAAAGGCCCAGCAGGGTTAAGATAAATATCATCGGGATTATCATTTTGTGTAGGAGTCCTATAGAAGCCTACAGTAAATGGACCCGCATCTCCTGGACCGTAGTTTACTACAGTATAATTAAACAATACCCCTGGGGATGGAGCAATATAAACAGTAGGCATTAGATCAACATCTAATGGAGGAGAATTAGCTATCGCTGTGGGAGGAGTAATTGTAAAAACAGTTATAGCAAGATTAGATGCTACAATTCCTGTTTCATCTGGGACTGTACCATCAGCAAATCCAGTTGCCCCAAAAACATTCATAGACCCCACTATATTAGTTGTTACCGCACAATGAAGAGGATCTAAGGGACACGGAGCATGAGGTAAAATTATATCGCCAGGGAGAGAAGCATTATAATTTTCAATAAATATATTTTGAGCCCCAGGTCCTTGTATTAATCCTCCCCCTGCATGATCTCCACTATAGGTTCTACATGCACCTGTTCCATTTATATAAACAGTATTACTTCCCGTCTGAAGATGGGTTATACAAGTAGCGGCAATATCAGCACGCTCTAGCCCAGGCATTATAAGGTAATCTCCATGTTGACTTTTTCGATTTTACCTGTAGCTGTTACTAAGAACTTAGGAGTAGGAATATAAGTTCTTACTACTATATTTATAGCCTTTTGTAATACTCTATCGTCCTTATCCGCTGCTGATACATTTCCTACATCATCCTCACTCTCAATAAATCCTTTAGTAGCAGTTGAAAATTTAGTAGGTACTCCCATCTCAGGATTAAATTTTATTCTTACTTGTTCTAAAATCTGATCCATGTCTGCCATATATTTCGTCCAGATGTTTAGTTGGTATCTAATATTAATTGCTCTTGGAGCAAAACTTAAAATTCTAAATGCTCTATTCTTTTCGGCACTCCATATTTTATCATGCACCAACAGGCTGTCGTACCGTCTTCTCGTTTGATCATTATCAGAAGTAGTTTGCGAAATAGATAAAACTGGAAGAATAATATTATTTTCTTGTTTCAATTTGGCGACGGCACGTTCAGCATTAGCATGCATACATTTAATATTTATAAACTTCTCTTCTGAACTAATATATCCCACATCATTAAAAGATACAATCATTGCACGTAATAGTTCTTTATATACGTAAGATATATTACTCTCAGCCTGGGTCATTTTGTACAATTTTTTTCTAACCCCACCTTCTCTAGTATCCCAACTAGCATTTTTACTTGGAGGGTAGGATTCAATAGTAGATAGATCTATATTAATCGCAGATTCAATGCTTGTACCACTAGAAGCCACTCTCACCTCCTGCGTAGCCTCCTAGCTCATCAGAGGCCTCCAAGATAGGAGTGTCCTGTACGTCTGGTGCGTCCCGTAGGAGCCTTGCAGAGCACGCTAGATGGTACACCCCATAAGCCTCAAAACTATCCTCTACAACCTCAAAGATCTCATAGGATTGGTCCTGGAAAGCAGGCTTAACTATATCCCCAGGAATTACCGCACGCCCTAGCTTACGCTCGATATAACTCTTATTAAATGTGAATAACTGATCATTGGTTAATTGAATACCAAACTGAGTTAACTCCTCACTCATAGCAATAGGCTCGTAATGACCATGTACCACAATAGCATTCTTAGCTACGGGTTTATTTCTAGATTCCATGTAGACAGGATCATAATCATCAGTTTGAAAATACTTATATAGATAGAACTTGGAACCAGCTAGACGAATCAGTTCATCGTCTACTAAATTGAAAAGATTTATATCAGCATTATTCTGATCAAATAGACTAAGTAAGCTGTCCTCACCATCAAGGTCAGGAAGCTCTGGTAGTTTAGTTGTTACTTTCCAATTTTTTTTAGACATTTAATTATTTAGGGTCTTCTGGGAGTTGTTCCTTCTTTAGATGTGCCCTTGCCTCTGCCTGTGGGCCTCTGTCCAGCCTCCCGCGCCTTCTTCTGTGCAAGAAGGTGTCCAGCATCAGGGTTCGACCCAGGAACTTTAGCCCTGGTTCGTGCCGCTTCATCTTCTACATCTGCCTGAACTTGCGGATCAACTCCTCCAGGGCCAGGTTTTGTGGCTGCCACCTTAGAAGCAGGTATGCCCTCATATCTTTTATGAACTGAAGAAAGTTCTCGACCAGCACGTTCAGCAACTTCATAAAGAATTCTTCCTATTCTTTGGTACTCAGTCCAAGCTCTTAGTGCTGGCTTTTGTTGTTCCTCTCCTGGTGGTCTTTTCACGGGTAATGGATTCTTAAGGCGTGCTACCTCTTGTTTTGCAGCCTCTGCCCCTGTTGTGGTTTGGCCCCTCTGACCTCCGTTCCCGTTCCCGTTCCCGTTTCCGTTTCCGTTTCCTCCCGTGGTTGTCACTCTTCCCCCTGGGCTCGGGTGTGGCCCTTGGGCTTTGGTCCTCATTTTTACTTTTTGCGGCGTGTAACGCTGCGGCGAGGTGCTTTCCATTAAAGCTTGTACATATCTATTCATTTTTATATTCATAATATTTTCCTAATAAGTTGTGAAGGCGGGTGGCTCTTCAATCTCATGAAGAAGTTCTTCTTTTAACTTCTCTTTTTCTTGTATACTTTGTTGAATCAAAGCTTGTCCATTCAGTTGTGCTCCTCCTCCAGGCGAGGGAAGTGTCCGATATTTTCCACGCACTTCTCCTAAAATTCCCATAGAAACTGCGAGAGCATATCGTTGAATCCAATTTCTATAGTAAGGATGAAGGGTAGCTGCATCTAAGGCTCTATAAACCAAGATAACAGTTTGTGTATTCATAATAGGGGTGGGATATAATTGTAGAACATTACCATTTATAATATCCCAAGCTCCTTCTTGGCTAAGAACTTTTCTAATCATCTCTAAGTGAGTTTGCATTAGATAAAAATCAGAAACACTAAAGTTACTAAAGAGGAAATTATCCTGAAAATATTTAATAAAGAAATCAAACTCTAATGAACCTGCCATGTTTTGGATACTTAGGAGACTCTTCTTATATACAACATAGCTTAAATTATAGGCTATGTGCATTGGAAGAATATAAGCGTTCACTCCCCCTGAACATTCAAAGGAAGCCACCTGAGTAGTCCAGAAAGGAGCATGATAATCTAGATTAGTAACAGCTTCATCTATCGCTGTCTTCAGTTGATAGTCTGTAAGCTCTACTCTAACTACTGGATGCCCCAGCCTAGCCAAAATAAAATCTCTAATAGTTTCTTCAAATTTTGAAAATTCTACAGGCTCTCCTAGAGTAGTTATATTTAGTTTACTAGCATCTATAGCTGTAGAATAAATATCTGTGTCCCCTAATAACCTACCTCCATAGGCTCCAAAGGTATCTCCATATCCTAATAACTTAGGATCAACCCTGGGTGCTGCTGCTAGTCGTGCCATTTATTTTCTTTGCTTCTAATGACTCAGTGAAAGACTTTTTCTTTGATCGGCCTTTTTTTTGTAATACTATCGTCTGTTTTTTTTCTTTTATAAGCTCAAGATGTCGAGATTCAACGGGGTGGGATGCTTCAAAAAATTCTCCTGGTCTAATCTCAACAATATCATCATTAACATAAAGTAGCATATTCCATCTACATTTACTTCTGTATTTATACATAAAACCCTCTAATGTATATAGGAAAGAAAAAGAGAGCCAGGGGATTTTATTTTCCCCTAGCTCTCTTGTATTATTGCTCTACTTCAGATTAGCGAGGTACGCCAACACTGTTAATTGAAGTATTCCTAGCGAATGGCTGGTAGAGATAGTTAGCCGTAGGACCAACAATTCTAACAATCCGATAGTACCTGTTGTATGGCTCGATAGTAGCTTTACCGTAACGAGTCAAGATACCCTTCCTAGGCTGGAAGGTCTCAGGATCAACGATAGTTGGTAACTGCTGGAGAGGAATGTATGGAGCATAGACAAAGCCTGAATCCATAGCATTAGCTCCCTTGTAGCCAACCATAATCTCGTCCTGTGGGTACATAGGATCAACATATAGATCGTAACGACCCATAAACTTACCCTTGTACTCAATACTATTCCTACCAATATTGGTAGGACCATCTCGCCGCTCTACGCCACCTTCAAGTTTAGAAGCACTCTCTAGAAGTGAACAAACCAGAGGAGAGGTAAGTAGCCAACTACCTGCACCGCGCATGGTCGTGCGATAAATATCTTGCGAAGCAAGGTTGATTACCGCAAGCAGGTTGGAGTATACTTCTCCAACGTGACGAGGATACATACCAAGATCCGTCTGACTAAAATCACAAATGAACACATTCGATTCAGGGATATGAGCCCCTAAGGAAACAGAAGTTCCTGTTCCTTCAGCCCCGTTAAAATCGTAGGTGAACTGAGAGGGAACGAATACATTCGATCCAGCAGCACCCTCAATGTCACCATCAGCCCTGCTAATACCTGGGAAGTGCGATGCATCACCCATACTAATGTAACGATCCTGGTTTGTATTCAGATTAACTCCACCAAGATCAGTATTGTGAAGACCATAAGCAATCATCCGAACGTCTTCAATGATTTCGCGGTCGATCTCAAGTTGAAGTTCTTTTGAAAGGAGATCAGTAAGCTCACGCTCTAGATCTAGGTTATGGTACGCTTTAAGGTCTTGTGAAGCCTCAAGAGTCCATAGAGCCCGCATCTTACGAGTGTTAGCTACGATAGCCTGTTGCTCAATGTGGAAGGTCATCTCTGGAATACCAGTTCCAGCAAGACGCTCACCAGCCGAAAGCTGGAAGCCCATTACAGAAGAAGTATTGGGCCATGCAGCAATTCGGCCACCCATAGTACCCGATCCAGCACCAGCACCAAAGATCTGAGCACCCGAACCAGCTAGGACGTTAGAAACATCGAAGCCACTAGAAGCATAGTCACCGTCTAGACCGATGCCCGTACCTACACCAGTATCAGTTACGAAAGTACCGTCGCCCTCGACAACAGCGTTCGATGCAGAGGTTGCAAGAGAACCAATAGCAGAAGCTGTTAGGCCCCGATATGTAAGGTTAAACTTGCTGTAAACTGTCTGGATATTAGCTCCAGAAGCTCTGTCGTTACCAATATAAAATACTTGGCTAACTGGGCCTTGCATAGGCTGAACACCAACAATGCTGTTGGCAATAAGTTCAGGGTATACTCGGCGTACAAGAGGGAAAGCAAACTTTTGGAAAGTACCAAGCTGACCAGTTGTGGTGGTAGCAGCGGTAATCGCCTCAGAAAGCCTATCCTCTACAATAGATTTAGCTTGGTTCTCAAGAAGTTGAGCAGTTACTCTACGGGTATATTCGTTTTCGATTCCCTCAAGTACAGGCTCCCATTTTTGGACCAGCTTTTCATCGTGCATATACATTCCTGTTTCCATAATAAAATAATTCCTTTTTTTATCTATTAAGAGTTGGAGAAAGGCATGAATTTCATGACCTCATCTGTTAAGAACCGATTATCATCAGTTCTTTCTTCGTTAATCTCCCGATCTGCATTGGAGATAACAATAGCTTTTTCAGATGAGACAAATGCCTCGTCCTTGGAAGCCTCTAAATTTTCAACTTCTTCCTGAAGTTGACCGTTAACACCCCGAAGCTCTTCAACTTCAGATTCCGACAGCGATACTTTATTGTCTAGTACTTTAAGAGTTCCTTGAAGTTTTTCATTCTCATCAACAAGCTTATTCACTTGATCAACAAGGACATCAAATTCTTCTTGAAGTTCTCCATAATTACCAGTCATTTCAGTTAACGCATTTCCTTCATCTTTTTCAGAGAGTTCTAGTGACATCAAAGTTCTTACTGATTCAAATAATCTAGCGTTTCTAAATACTTCATCCTCTTCGGATAATTCAGCAAGAGCTTGTTCTTTTAATTGATCAATCTTAGTTCTTAAGTAACCATTTACTTTAGCTTCTAAGAGTGATACTTTTTCTTCTACCTGCTCATTAATAGTAGAATCTACCATCTTGAAAATTTCTTCAACAGTAGATTCATCTAGCCCATCAGGCAAAATTTCTGCAATATTTTTTAATTTACTCATTAGTTATAAATCTCCTATGCATAAGTAGTTACTACGCTCAATAAATAATTTTAATTTTTTTTTAAAAATGTAGGCGTTGGTTAAAGAGTCCCTACTTCTTGCTCCCGATTCAATTGTTCCATTTTTTTCGCTTCCTCTTCCTCTTCTTTTTTCTGTTTTCTTTTCTCCATATAGTCTTGGGCTGCTTGAACATTCTGTCGTACCGTAGAGCCAGTCTTCGCTTTGGATGAGCTACGCCCACCAGTCTGTGCTGCCTTTGTCCCTGCACGCCCAACAGTCTGTGCTGCCTTCGTCCCTGCACGCCCAACAGCACTAAGAACCCTGGATCCCACACTCGCTGCCACCCTAGCTGCTCCCGCCGCCAGCGCCCCAATAGCAACTTCATCAACTCTATAGCCCATAGACTCAGCAATCAGCCTGCCGATTAGTCGGTACTCAGTCCACTCAGGTAATTTACCAGTTGGTCCTACAACCCCTGATCTTCCTGTACTACTTCTACGTCTAAGAGTAGTTCTCAAACTTTGTCTGCTTAATTTCTGCTCACCTTTAGCAGCAGCTAATCTACCGTGAAGTGCCCTTCGCGCTTCAGCAGCCTTCCCTGCTCTCTCGGCTTTTTCCGCAGCAATTGCTTCTGGACTCAGCTTCCCTAGAGGAGATGGAGTAACTGGCTCTTCTTCAGCAGTTTCTCGTTCTTCCCTATCTTTTTGTGCTGCTGCTGCCTTTGTGTCTATCTCTTTCTGTCGTGCCTTAGCATTAGCTTCTTGCCTCTTCATCGCACGCTCTACATTTTTGCTGATACGATCAGCCTCACTCTTATGTAGTAACTGTTGTGCTAACCTTCTATTGGCAGCACCCCCAGTTATTCCTCCTTGCAGAGTACCAGCTACTCCTTCTGAGATATTTTTTTTACGTATAAAATACCGACCTAGAGATACATAAGGATCATTAGGCATTTTTTTGTGCTCTACCTCTAACTACCTCAGCAATTCTATGCCAATGACCATCAGCCTTTACTAGTTCGAAAGTTTCATTCTTCTCTTCACATGCAAGTTTTTTCGCTCTCTTTTTAGCAGCCTTAGTGCCACCTTTTATTCCAGAATAACCTCGTTTTGCATCTTCTTCAATCCAAGGCTTATAAGCTTCACGCATTTTGGACTCAAGCATGGTAACAAAGTTACTTTCTTTCTGTAACTTACTCTGAGTCTCTCTAGCAAATTTAGATTGAGTAGACTCAGCAATGCCAGGATAAGCTCCTCTAGTTGAAGGATCAGCAACTAGATCGAAGGTTACTAATTTAAAGTCTTCATTAACAACTTTATTTCCTGTATGATCTTCGGATAGTGTTCCCATACCCCTTGAAGAGATGCCAATCTTTACTCCACCATTAATTAAGGCTTGAGCGGTAAGCCCAGCAGGAGTCTTAAGAACCTCAGCTTCTCCAATAACTTCATTACCTTTCATTTCTAACTTAGTAACTAGATGAGAAGCATTAGAAAGTTTTACAGTCTCATTTTGGGGGTGATCAAGCTCCCCACATAAGCGTCTCTCAGTTATTAGAGGTTGCAGCTTACTGATTTGTCCTTCTAGAACTGCGGTAGGATAAATTCTTCCATTATTATTAGCTTCCATAGCTCTCTGAAATGTACCCCGAATTTTCATCACTCCATTTTTACTGCCCTCTTCAATAACTTGAAGATTTTCTATAATAAATACGTCTTGTAATAATTGCATGTTATTTCTTCTTTTCTCCTTTATCTAAGCGACCATCTTTGCCGCCAATCCCTCTTTCTTTTCTTATAGTTCTACTTCCATATTTTTTTGCTAACTTATCAGACGCAGTTCCGTGTCTCAACATAGTGCGTGCTGCATGCTTTGTAACACTAGCAAAATCTGATGAAGGCGTTGAACTTCCTTTTGTAAACCCCTTAGCGATCTTTCCTTTTCCACTCTTCTTACCCCACTTTCCTTTGGAAGTAACATACAATCTTCCAGCAGACTTTGTAGACCAAATTTGCCCATAGTAAGTTTGGCTGAGAGCGTCCTTAATACTTTTATATGTTTTTACTCTTCCTTTTCTCGATTGAGTTATAGTTTTTTTGGCCCCTTCTCTAGATGTATATTTTTCGCGTCCCTTAATACTTCCTCTTTTAGCTTCATTAAGTACATCTATTGCTGCCAGTATATTCATTTACTTTCGAGACCTTCTAGCCATTGCCTGTTTAAATACATCTCTAGAATTTTTAAAATTACTAGGAAGAGTAGCCTTAGTAGAAGATCTATAACCTCTTGCAGATGGTATTTTTACTTCCCCACTAGGCCCAGCTAAATTCATACCAATTTGTCCTGTAGTAGTTGTTGCCATAGTCATTTCAGATAAAAGTTCTTTTACTTCTCTCAGAAGACCTAACAATTCATCTACCTTTTCTTCTGCAATTAAAGAAGGTTCTTTAATTTCTTCCTTCTCCTCGGGATCTGTCCACACTATTTCAGGAATAGCTTCAGCAGGGGGAGAGGTTTGAGGATGGAATGCCTCACCTAAAATTTCCTCCATCATTGTATTGGGAATTTGAGTGCCTCTAATATCTCTCCCAGCAGGGGCAGCCTGAGGTGCGTTTCTATCTCTAGAAGGAGGAAGGGCTTTCCCTTGTTGAACATCCTCTACCTCTCCTTGAATTAGTTTTTCTGCGAAATCTCCTATACTATTCATAATAATAGAGACCTAACGTTACTCTTGTTCTAAGCCACTCATAAGAAGATCTTTAAGGGCCGAATCAATTACTTGATCCACTTCCTCTTCATCTTCGTTTAGAGCAGAGAGACGTTCAATAAGACCAAGAATTACATCCATATGCTCAACGAGACGCTCTTCATCAATAGCCTCCTCAAGCTGAGAAATACAAAGGGGACAAACATGAACAGCCTCTTCAAGGTCATCATCGTCATCGCCATTGTCATCCTCATCATCGTCCTTCTTCTTCTTCTTTTTCTTTTTGGACTTGTCACCCTTTTTGCCTCCGAATGCTTTGGAGTCACCATTCTCTTCATCATCGTCTTCCTCTAGTGGCTTCTGAATCTCTTCAGCTTCCTGTGCTTTACTCTCGGAGAGGGTAATTCCACACTTACCCCAAGCTGCTGATTCGAGAAGCTTATCACGAAATTCGTCGTTCAATTTAAAATTTTGCATATCATAAATCCTTTATTCTTTTGGAGATATCTTATCTCTACCTGTATTTAGCAAAGCTTACCGAATAAACTGTTTTTATTTTATTTTTTGTAGATCCTACCTAGTTCTAGAGGAAGAACTAGCTTTAGTAGAAGGAACCCCAAATGCAGATGAATTAGGACGAGTAGTAGCGGGTGGCAAGACATACACACCTACATCATCAATCAACGACATAACAGGAGCAAACTTATCAGGAAATACGCCCGTGGATCTTCGTCTATCGAGTTGAGTATGCGTATCCACACCT